CATAGATGAGCCGCTATTTGGCTTTAGTTCGTTTAGGTAATGCTTTACTAACCATTTCACAGCACCAATAAATGAACCAATAACGGTCAGAGCAACAGCTACAACAGCCGCCCAATCTTGGGCTGACATTACTTTTTAGGCGTGGCATAACCGAATACGCCTGCTAACACCGCCCAAAGAATTGCGCGGTAGTCGACATCGAAGTTACTTGCAGCCCAAGCTGAGAGAAATGCACCAGCAGTTAGGACGAGAGGGTTTTTCATGTTCATTAGTTTGCTCCTAGCATTGGGATTTGGAAGAACGAAGAATCTTTGTCACCCTTTTTGGTAAAGCTGATATGAATGTGATGATCGTGGCGATTAACCCCATTGTAAGAACGCCAACGCCAAAATGACTTAGATGAGGCAATTCGACCTGCGAAGATGACATATGAGATTCGCTTATCCTTCTTGGCGCATAAGCGTATTTGGTCGGCAAGATAAGCACCTGTGCTGGGGCGTGAGTCGAAGTCCTTATCCACATCAATAGCCCTGACGATTCCGTTAGACGGATCGGGATTGTGGTCACTCTTACGGTAAGAAGTCCTTTTGCAGACTTGACCTCTTAGATTGGAATACCAAGTTTCTGGGTCTAAACCTTCAATAAGTTCTGTTTCATCAATGCCAACAATAACTTCTGTGACAATGTTGTTTTCATCTAAGAATGCGTAATGTGCCATTATGCCCAACTCACATTTCCTGTGCCTGCTGTAACAGTTGTGACTTTGTATCCAGTAATAGATGCAGTTGATCCTGTTAAGCCTGCGCCAATAGTGATTGTGTAATTATCAGGATATTTAAGAATGACAACACCTGAACCGCCGTTACCACCAGTAGCAATACGACCTGCTCCACCGCCACCACCACCTGTGTTGGCTGTTCCAGGATCTCCTGCTGTGCCTGTCCCTGAAATACCCGGGCCACCATTACCCCCACCACCTGCACCACCAGCGCCTACAGTTGTACCGCCGCCCGCGCCACCGCCACCACCGCGAGTAACTGATGTTCCAGTAATGCTTGATGCTGAACCTGCGCCGCCTGCGGGTGCATTTGTGTTGTTTGATGTTCCACCTACTGCACTAGCTCCACCACCACCGCCGCCAGTTGAGAACGAGCCAGTCGTTCCGCCACCGTTGTTGCCTTGACCTGCTGTACCTGTACCGCCTGATATAGCACTGCCTGTAGAACCACCGGAACCACCACCGGAACCACCGTTACCACCTGCACCTGAATCGATTTCTTTTCCTAAACCGCCACCAGTTGCAGTAAATGATGAGAATACAGAGTTAGATCCTTGTGTGGCATTACCACCGCCACCTGCACCGCCACCACCAATAGTTACTGTGTAATTAACACCAGTAGAAGGGCTTGCAAGTGAGTTAGTTAAATAACCGCCCGCGCCACCACCACCGCCGCGATTACCACCACCACCGCCACCGCCTGCTATAAGTAAATATTCAACAGATAAAGCGACGGGTGGGACACCACCGACTAATAACCCTGAAACAATGTTTAACATTATGCGATTGCACCTACGACATACCAAGTGTCTGTAGCGGTTTTAATGCAAACTGCTGTTTTGTATTGTGCAAGTGTTGGAGAAGCTGCTACTGCACCAGCAGATAGAACTGTTGTTGTGCCTGGTGTTACTGCTGAGATTGTGCAAGTACCTGCACCAATGTTTAAGACTGTGATTGCAGTTCCAATAGGAAACGCAACAGATGCGTTAGTAGGAATCTTAAACGCAATAGCAGTTGCCTTGTTCATTATTTCAAGAACTTGATACTGATCTGCTAGAACTGCTGTGTAGTCGCTTGTGTTTGCTGTGCCAACTGTGAAGCTAGTCAACCCGTTATACATGTTGGCTGTAAGCACATCACCTGTGGCTGCTGGAAAAGTTGGCATTATATCTCCTTAGTAACTTAAAACGCTAGTGCCTAGAATACCGTATAAAGATGATCCAATGATGAATCCATCGATAATTGGCTCTAGGGTTGTGAATTGGGTTTTCCAAGAATTAGGCGTGATGCTGTGAGCTACGCCGAACACCTGCAAAGTTTTAGTCAAGGCTGATGAGCCTGGTTGTGTCGTTGTGATAGTTACAGGATCAAAAAACTCTAGGTCTAGAGCAGCTGTAATTCCTGCATCGTAACTGTCTGTATAAAGGTCAAGGGTGATGGCATCGCATCGGGTCGTGGTTTCAGCTCTAGATGCCACATAAGCCCGAGCATAATCAAGGGCAACTGCATCGGTTTCCATAAGAAGGTTCTGCTGGTTGTAAGAGTGAACGAAATACTTGTCAATAGATGCCTGATTGATAGCGCTCTGGGTTGTGCCACCTGTGCGAGTAATTTGGGCTGAATTATAGATAAGCACATCGTTGAGAAGCCACACGGCGTTGAAATAAGGGATGCCTGTGCCATCGTCATTGAATACAACTGGCGTGGCATTTACGCTGCTTGTTGTAAAGGCTCTGTCCTGAAATACGAACTCGCCGGAAGCATTTACATATAAAGAGCCATACTCGCTGATTTCGACCGTCTGCATGGCTTCTAGAGCCGTTCTAGGGGTTGCTGGGTCTGCCTGTAGGGTTGTTTGTCCAGCATCGATGTCACGCATAGAAGCAGGCCATCCGATTTGGTCAAGAATCTTATTGATGCGAGTACCTGATAACTGCCCTGCGCCTGAATCTGTGACTGTTGAAATCTGTGCGTTCTGTGCAAGTCTAAAGGCATCTACAGCTGTAATGGTTGTGTAGACAATATCGCCTGTGAACTTAGGTGTTGTTGTTGAATAGCCTGTAATAAAGCCTGAGAAAATTGGGTAAGTAACTGAGTTCCAAGTGGCTGTTATTGCAACTTTGCGCATTGGGTTGAGTAACCCATAGTAAGGACTGGCAGTATTCTGTGGGTTGAAATCGCCGTTTTGATCCACAATGCGTAGGGTTAATTGACCTGTCTGGAATTGGTCTGCCTGTGCATTGCGCCCTCTGCTGGTCTGAACTGAATCGACTTGATTAGACACATCAACAATGACTGCTGCGCTATCAGCTAGAACATTAACCCCGAAGATTCCTGAACCAATAATAAATGCCTCAGCATTTGATGGGCCAGTTGAGAAGTTAATAATTGCATTGATTAGTTCCCATATCTATTAAGGTCTTGGATGGCGTTTTGAACGACTGCGGCAATCTGTTGATCTCCGATGCCTGTGGCGTTAATGGTTATATTCGTTGCTCCACTACCGCCTGACACATTATTAATTTCAGCTAGTCTGCTCGGCAATGTTGAGATGAATGGCATTACACGATCAAGTTTTTCACGAACAATGGCTCGTTGTGTTTCTATTGGTGTATTTGGTCCAGTCGTGGTCAATGTTTGAATTTGTTTTAATTCAGGTGCAATCTTGTCAAGTATAGATCTAACTGTTGACCTAAGTGCTTCGATAAGTACTTGAAAGGCGTTTTCCGCTTCGCTTGACTTCTTAATTAAGCCAGCCATAGCAGTATTTTGATCATGGATAGCCACCAAAGATAGAAGGCGCATCTTTGTCTCTGAATCAGTAGTCTGATTAAGTGCTGTGTATAAGCCAATGCGCTCTACATCAAACTTCTTTTCTAGCTCTTTGAGGGCTAGTTCATCGCCTGTAAGGGCAATCTTTCGAGCAGTATTGGCATTATCAATTTTCTTCAAATCATTCTGTTGCTTCTGGAACTTTATGGCATCTTTATTGATTTGATCTATCTTCTTGCGTTCACCTGGAGATTGTGCTGGTGTAGCCTTTTGTGACCTGCCATATTTGGAAAGAAGTCCTAATCCTGAAAATTGAACTCCAGCAGCTAAAATATCACCAATAAAGCCTGCGCCTGGCAATGCTTTAATTTTGGCTGTTAAAACACCAATGCCATAAATTGCATCACCAATTTGTTTCGCAAAGTTTTCCATCGCACTTGCTGCGCCGCCAATACCTTCTTGACCAGCCACCAATGACATTGCATCTAGTAAGTCTTTACCAATAATTTCCTTAGCATTATTAGATGCAACTGTTAAGCGATCCATCTGACCTGAATAGCCTTGTGCAGCAGCTAATGCTTGACCCTTGAACTTATCTGTAAGTTCACCAACAATGACATTCATGTCACCAGTTTTGAGGGTGGCTTTAGATAATCCTGCACCTAAACGGCTAAGTCCTGTTGTCTGACCTGTGAATCCACGCGCTAAGGCAACAGATACTTGCCCTAAATCTCTTCCTGTACCAGCGCTAATATCTAAAGCGAGTGCTAAGGCATCTTGTGATTTCTTAACATCGCCTGTCGCTGTAAGAAGGGTTCTAAATGCTGGGCGAAGATTGTCATCAAGGACACCTGTGGCGCGCTGTAAATCAGCAATAAAGTTTTCTACACCAATGGTTGCAAAGGCATTACCTGTATTGGCTAGGGCTAAAGCTAAAGATCGTGCAGCCTTTTCATCTGCTGCGAATGCTTTGACTGATGCCTTGCCAAATGCGTATAACTTAGAAGCTGCAAAGACTCCAGCAAGTTGCTTGCCTAACTTGGCAACGGACTTTTCTAGTTTAGATGTAGCAGTTTCAGCCTGCTTGAATGCTCTGTTGCCGGTATATTCGGCTGCAATATCAATTACTACATTAGCCATCAGCGAGTGCCTACCATTCGATTGAAAGTCTTACCAGCATTGTCAATAGCCTTTAGAACAGCCTTTGTAGCATTGCCCTTGTCATTTTCCCAAGCCTTATAAATTAAGCGACCACGCTCTTTGCCTGACCCTGTAAGTGGGCCCATTGCCTGTGCAAAGTTAGGGCGTGATGATGGCTTTGTGCCTGGCGCTCTGCGACCTGCTGTTTCGTAGATAGCACCAGCTGCTGAACGATTACGAATCTGCGCTAATG